GCCGCTATGTGAGCAGTTTCCTCGATCGCTTCTCGCTCTGATTGGGTAGCAACTGCTCGTGCTGTTGCTCTACCTGTTGCCTCAGTGCCCTCACGAATACCAGCTTGTCCTGCTCGTCTAGCAACAGTGGATGTGCCAAGAGTGACATAAGTAGTCGGATCAGCACCCACATCAAGAGCGAAACCAGCGGCTGCACCCGGCCTGCCCGTAAGAATCTCATTTTCTTCTAGTACCTGTGCGAACGTGGTCTTTTCTTCTCCTGAGAGCCCTGCCCAAGCTCCCCGGAAGAAGTCAGCATTGAGACTAGGACCTTCATGGAAACTCTCTGCTAGCCGATCAGTTCCCTCTGCCACTGCATACAGGGGGCGGCTAATGATGTCTAGACCACGCATAAGCGCATGTCCAGGCGTCGAATCTAGGGCATCCGATAACACTCCACGCCAACCGCCTGGCCCATCATCTTCGCCTAGATCTTCTGCCTCAATCCCCTGACCCTGAAGTTGGAAATTGAGGTAGTCAGCTTGCACACGAGCAACGTCTTCCTCAGGATCACCTGTACTAGGGATACGATAATTACTCTGTGCAGAGTCCCTGTACCCCTCAACTCCAGCATCTGCCATCTGCTGGACAGCAGTTCTCATCCTGTATTGACTAGCGTCATCAACCATTCGCCTAACTAAGTTGATTCTGTCAATACGACTACGACCACTGAATGCAGATGACCACTCTTGATTGATGCGATATTGCCCAGTACTGCTATCGAAGAATACTAATGGAATATCCCTTAAGGACGTACGAGGAGGTCTACGATGTCTGTATTCAGATTCAAACGGTGCGACACTCATTATGCCTTCCCGAAGTAGATCTGAAGAGCCATACGCAACCCATTCCTATTGTTAGCTCCCAACGATGAGCGGTTGACCATATCCATAGCGATATCGAATGGGTCATCAATACCGGCAGCAGCAGAGGCAGGATTAACAGCCTGTGACGATGACTGTTCGATGATGTCCATCAACTCCGCCTGGAACCGAGGGCCAGCGTGTTCCCGCCACCAATCAGACTCATTAGTCAGGAATCTCTGCAAGCCTCCCTGACCACGCTCATCCCATTCACTCTCAGGACCCTGCTCGAGCCTCTGTCGTCTCTCTGCGATTTCCAGAGCTAAGTTCTCTGCACGCAAACCTTCTAAGGGATCACCGCTCTGCGAAGCATTATACTGAGCCTGTGCAAACTCGAGCTCCATCGCCTTCAATCGCAAGCGAGCCTCTGTCATTTGCGCATTCGTCTGCATGCGAGTTTGCTCTAAACCAATCTGCCCCTGTAGATTAGCAAGATCAAGTTCGCCCTTGACTCGAGCCTTCTCCGCCTCCATGCTTGCAATGGCTTCCTCGAGTGCTCTAGTAACGTCGGACCTTACTTGAGCACCTTCACGGCGAATATTAGCAACACCACCCATGCCGGCCGCACTGTATGATGCACTTTGTTGAGCAAGACCACTGATCTCAGTAGACCGTCTACGAGCAGCAGAGATCAACGCCTGATTCAGCTGTCCACGCAGATGCGTAGTTGCAGAGTCAGTTGCTGCACCGATACCAAGCCCACGAAACTCAGATGACAAACCGCCCTGAGTTGCTCTGGCCTGACCAGTCAACTGATTGGTCATATCGTCATAAGCCTGACCGACAGACTTCTGAGCTGTACGGAAGTTCTGCTGCTGAACTCCAAGTCCTTGCTGGACTCGTCCAGCAAGTTGGTCATACATCTGAGCAAGCGCTGCGTCAGTTGCTGCAACCTCTTGGTTTCTAGGCATGTTAACTCCTATGCCCTATCAGATCGGCATTCCAGGACGTCCACCCACAGTAGAACGCTTCCTACCAGATGTCCTAGGACGATGTGTATAAGCACGTTGTTGACGAGCAAGCTCTTCCATTGCAGCAGCTCGAGCAGCATTCGATGCAGCAGACTGCCTGTTCATCTGTTGCTGATATAGAGCCATCTGCTGTTGTGCGATTGCCTGCTGCTGAGCGCTAGCGCCTCGTTGCAAATTCAATTGCGCTTGAGCGTAATAAGCCTGCTGCCGTTGCGCTGCCTGCTGCATAGCAATCTGCTGCGCTCTGTACTGTGCCTCTAGGCGTCGTTGCGCCTCTTCTGCACGCCGCTGCTGCATGCGAGAGACAGCACCAGACTGAGCCTCTCTGAGCTGTGATGTTAACTGGTTATATGCAGAAAGTCTCTGATTAGCAAGATTCTCTAACGCAGAAGTTTTAGCCTGCCCAGCTTGTCCAACACCACGAGTATAAGCCTCGCCCACATCGCCTTGTGCCTCAGCAAAGATGCCAGATCGAAGAATTCCCTGCCCTGCAAACTGTCCTCTGTTTGTCTCATACTGCTCATCACGTTGACGAAGCATATCTCGTACTGCTTCATCATATGCAATGCCCGCCTCTTCAGATCCACGAGCATAAGATCTGTTGACATCAGCCATTCCAAGTCTGGCTGACTCAAGGGCATTACCCAGCTGCGAGTCGAAATACGTGTTTCGACCCTGCATAGCATTCAGGTGATTTATGAGACTCTCAAGAGCCGACGGCATTACATCCTCCGACGACGAGCGATCCTTCGATTGATGGTTGCCTTAAGCGGATTTTCATCCCTACTCCCTACAGGGCGTCCTATTCCAGGGCCTCCACCTGTTCGAGCAGCTGGCCCTCTTCCTAGACCGTACGTGTTCTTCCCACGCCCTAATACGCCGACCATTCCAGCAGATTGCCTCATGCCCTGCAACCTGCGCCTAACCGCATCCACTCCAAACTTCTGAGTGTTACGATTAACACCTTTGCCGTATCCGATTCCAGGAGGCATTACACTAGCACCGATCCACTAGAGCTATAGTATATCCACACGTTAGATCCAGCCTTGATATAGAATCTTCCTGTCGTGGTATGGAAGTAGAAGATTCCAGGCTCAACAGTGAGCGTGTTATCCACATCTGCTGGAACAGCAGAGGATACTAACATCTTAACATTGTGAGTGTGATCCCACGCTGCCGGTACCTCTCCCTCACCTACATTACCTAAGATTCCAGGCATGCATTCCAATGGAGTACTTCCATAAGGAATTACAAGTCCCATGCGATGAGCAGCCAAAGTGCTATGCTCATCCCTAGGCATATATCTACTTAGATCTACCGCTCCTCTCATATCACTCATTTGGCTCCTCACTTTCCCACTCAGGATAGTTTTCAAGATCGCTAAGTATCATGTCATGGATGCTGCCCTGTGTGCCCTTAGAATTAGGTTTATCTTTCAAAAACTCGACCACTGCTTGGCGACGAGCTTCATTACGCTCAGCAACAGTTGACGCAACCTGAGCAGGTACATTAGCCATCTTCATAGCGGCTGAGATATCCAACCGTGTAATATCGCTCATCAGTTCATCACCTGGTCTTTAGTTTTGATCTGCTTACCCTTCGACTTCACATATCCAAATACACCATAGACTCTGGCTCCAATGCTGTCTAAGGCGTTATTGAGATTGCTGAGCGTAATTTTCAGAGAGATCCTTCGGAAGTATCCAATTCCCTTGAACTTGGTAGAGTACGTAACTCCCGCATCAGCAGTTAGACCCGGATTGTCATCAGTCCTGGATACAGAGGCACCGGAATCAGAAATTTGCTCGAAAGTTATATCTGCCCCTTCATACTCTACTTGCCAGTAGGTGACCCTCTTCATACTAGGATCATCTAAATCAGAAAACTTAGTTTGAATGACCGCACTGTAAGGGTAATTCGTAACAACATCAGTACTAATACGAGTACCTAACTGATCCATGTACTCGTTAGAAGTGACATCGAAATCATTACCGATGATCATTCCAGTCGATCCACCGTCATGTATCCCAAGGTACAATCCAGGCTCAAATCCTGCGCCCGAAGTAGGACCATATGGCTCTGACCATATAGACTCTACAAATGTATTGGCATCACTAAACTCAAATACCCACTCAGACCATAGCCCTAACTTAGTCTGAAAGCATAATACTCTAATAACTCCTTCCACCTCTATAAAGAATACGAAATTATCTCTGAATGCAGCTGAGTTGCAGCGATCAAATGGATTTATTCGCTGTATAAACACGTCCTTAATAGGATCGCTAATCCTCTCGACCGTACTACCGTTGTATCTGTACGCACCATCAGCACTAACCCAATACATAGACCCTTCGTACTCAAGAGAGGACTGCCCTGCACATCCATCATCTGAGAATTTACGAAGAATCCAACTAGTAGGGACCCCCGGAGTCTCCAACACCCAAATAGATCCGGTCTTGAATATCCAAAGCCTGTTTTGAAACGATCGAAGATCTACAATTTCCCCACCATAACCTACGCCTACATCTATAAAGTTAGCCGCAGGCCATGTAGTAGCGTCTCCAACCTCACTAAAGTATAGCCTACAGGTGCCACTGGATGTGGCGGCGACCCACAGACGTTCTTGATGCGACGCTATAGCTCCCTTGGGAGTGCCCAAAATAGGATAGCCCAATGATGAAACAGTTAAGGTTGTCCCATTCCATCTTGCACCATCTACTAAGTAAAGTGCATTACCGTGCTGAGCTCCTTTGTCACTGAAGTTGTCTGGAAGAGTTCCAGCAACGCCTGTTGCTGGTAAAGATGGATCTGTCTTAGCCCCAGTCCACTCATAGTAGTTTGCAGTTCCTATGAATAGTCTGCCATCTACGGACTCATCGGCCGTACTAGCAAGCCTTCCAGCATTGATCATTGAGACTTGACCAGCCGGCAAGTTCGTAAAGAAGTTGAATCCGGTGCGAGCCTTTGCAATGCCGTCTTGATCCCACTGAACGTTTTCAGCGACAATCAACTCAGAAATATCACCCTCAGCATTAGGGCTGTGCGTATTCAGTCCTATGAATTTACGGATGGCAATGTCCGGCTCAGCCATAACCGTAATCTCCCGGACTCACACGGATGACTGGGTATGTCTCATCATCCTTGTGCTGCGAATCATGAGCGTCCTCTTGCACTTCCTGCTTGAACGTATTTCTCATGCGAGTGAAACCGTCATCATCACCATCTAACTGCTTAGCCTTAGCTAAGCAGAAGGTGACAAGAGTTTCATGGTATGCTTCAGGAATAGACAGATCGTCAGCAGTAGAGTCGATGATAGGAGGTCGACTCGTATACAGTACGTGAAGAGACCCTTCAACAGCGGGAGTGGGAGCAAGAATAATCTCAGCCGTGTTAAGTCCAGTAGAGACTACGGCGAAGAATTTTGGAATCGACTGCCGAGCTGCTGTCGATTGATAGTCAGGAAACAAGGTGTTGAGCTGCGAATCACTGAGGCCTTGCAGTCTCTTACCGTCTAGTTCAACTGACTTGTGCTTGAAGAAGTTAGCACTCAACGCATACGTATGAGTTCCAACTAGTACAGGAATTGTTTGTTCATCAAAAGATCCAGAGATCTTCCGTTGAATTTGAAGCTGCCCCTCATTAATCCAACGATAGATATCATCTGTTTCGATCTGTGCGCCAGTCTCATCACCAAACTGACGTTGTACAGATTTGATGACAGTTTCGACGTCCACTTGATCTCCGAAGCACTAGTCCGAATGAGGTAAACTCCTAAACGTGTGCTTCTCCCCCGTAACAGGGTTCGTAGCCCGATAGGTATCTTTCGGAGAGTTTAGAACTCCGTACACCATCTCCGATACAGCGTTGACTTCCTCACGGAATCTACGCTTACCTTGCTCAGAAGCCTTCCTATTGATCCTGTCAAGATCTTCCAGAACGTTATGGCTATGCGAATCGAGCTGATGAAGCCGCTCAAGGACTCGTTCATCAAGAGTCCACACGTCCATTACCGGTCGACGCATGCCGTCCGGGCAGAGCTCCAGAATACGAAATGGTGCATCCTGAAACTCTGCCCGCATTGGATCGCAGTATTGGACTACGAGATTCGGATCGTAGTCTCGAATACGCTGAACAATACCGAGGACGTCCTCCTCTACAGTAACGCCCTCACCAAGTTCTACGAGCCTTTTGGCTACATCATCGTCAATATTGCGCATCAGCCCTCGATGATGTCGTCCAGTCGTCCGTGAGCGTTGCGCTTGTTCGTACCCAGCTCAGAGTACTGACGAAGCACAGCCTCGAACGAGTCGAAGTCGTTGACCCACTTGAGGACATTCCCATCGTCGTCCATCCAGTGCCATTCCCTGGATCGGTAGATCTTGAATTCCTTCTCGGTCAGGAAGTGCATCTTGCTCGGCGGATGATCCACGTCCTCAACCACCGGCACTTCGGTGCCGTAGTTGAAGGCGAGACCAGTGAAGCCACCGGCGAACTCCTTGGTGTTCGGGTACCGCCGCTGCTGGGTGAGCAGGTTGAAGTACGCCCGGCGAACACCGAGAGACGTAATGATCAGAGAGATCATGCTGCCCTTCTTGCGAACGTCGTCGCAGAGCTGAAGCATGAGACCTTCTGACAG